TTAAACTTCTCGCCGAACTTCTCCCCTTCCGCTAGCCCTCGCATTGTGCTGTAGGCGGGGGAGAACTTACCCGTCCCGTAGTAGCCAAGCGTCCTGGCGGCGTCCGGCTTATTGTGTTTCCCGTTCTTGTCCACGCTTCCCAAGGGGGAAAGTTGGGCGGCTACACGAATTGGGGCAAGGAGTCCGCCGAACGGGTCGATCTTCACCCCTCCGAGGCGGATCTTGCCGAAGTCAGAGCTGCGCACGTCGGTTTCAACGTCGAGCCCCTGCGCCTTGAGGATTTGAAGGGTTCCGTACATGACGCCGGCCACTTTGACGTAATCCTTGAGGATATTCGCCGCGAGCTTCGGGTTCTTTCTTATGATCGCATTGAAGGCGGGGGTTCCAAAGGCCGTTTTCCATCGGCTTACCATGAACCCAGGGGCAAACAGGGCGCCTGTTGCTTTGTTCAGCGCCTTCAGGTTCCCGGCCACCGTTCCGGTTCCGGCGCCGGTTACTGTGTTGACGTACTCGGCAATCTGCCTAAGTTCACTGAGGGTCAAGTTCTGTTGCTTGCCTAACACCCTGAACCAAGGACGCTCCGACGTTTCGACCATCTGCGAAAACTTCTCCATCCTCAGATCGTTCAGAAACGCCGTCATCTGCCGCTCGGATAGCTTGACGTTCGGAAGCCTGGATAACAGTTTAGAGGCTAGTAGTTCGTTCGGGTGAGCGTTCGTGGTCGTGAACAGATCCAATCCCGCCGCCCGTGCCTGGTTGTATTTGGGGTGAAGCTTGATCTTCGCGATGGCTTCTGCTGCTCTCGTCTCCGTAAGTGCCCCAAGCGACCTCTTGAGCGACCGGAGGGACATGATGGGATTGCTGCTCGTGACAAACGCGCCCTGGTTCATCAGCGCGGACATGTCCGTGGATGCTACTAGTGTTCGAGGGGCATTGATAAGCTCCCCGCCATAGGCGAGCATCTTCTCGTATCCGTTGCGATTCTCGGCGTCGTACTTGGCTTTCAGTTCCTCGCGAACGTCAGCCGCCTTTACCTTTTCGGCCTCCAGTTCAATGCGAAGGCGCTCCAGCCCTGGTAGTTCTGGCAACTCCTCTCGTGTCTTGAAGTCGCCCTTAGCCGCTCTCTCCGTCCACTTATCGCGGAGCCTTGCGAGTCGTCCGGCTTGACTGGCTTCCGTTTGTTTTGCCGCTCGTTCCGCACCCTTCAATGCCGAACGGGTTCGGTCGGTTTTCTTGGATACCAGCTCGCTCTTAAATTTCTTCGGTCGCTCGTATTCTCCCGACAACGCCCGGTGAATATCCCCGTCCTCGATCTCGACCCCCGAAGCCTTGAGGGTGGTGCGAATCTTTGCCGTCAAATCGTCAAGACGTAACGCGCTCTCTTCAAGGAACGTCTTCGCGAGTTCCCGAATATCCGGCGCTATCTCTCCGATTCGCTTTGCGAGGTTATAAGCCGTCTGTGCGCCGAACGGGTCAGACATGATCTCGGTCGGCTTGGATGCTTTCCACTTAGCGGAGATGTTCTCAACCGCTTTTGTTCGCCGCGCCTTGATTGCTTCGATGCTTCCCTTGGGGGCTTTTGATCCGCCCTGCTTTGCCATCTGCCTTACCGATGCTTCGGCTTGGAGTTTGGCGCTCAGCTTCTCGGCGACCTCTAGGCGTCTCTCGAGGTCGCCGATCTTGGTTCCCATTGCGTCGGCTTTGACTTTGTACTCAGGCGCTAGAGCCTTGCCACCCTGGGTGGCCCTCCAATCGTTGTACAAGCCTGCTGGTGAGAAGTCTTCGTAGATGGCTTTGTTCCGTGCGGAGAACGCTCGAGACTGTTCGGTGCCCACATAGCGCGAGGCTTGGGTAATGGCGTCGATTTCCGACCGTACATCCTCCCTCAGTCGAACAAGTGCGGATGTGTCGCCGCCCTGGTTGATCCTAGCAGTGAGGTCGTTGTACTTCTTGTTGCCGGCCGCTTCTGCTCTGGCGAATGCCTTTACGTCCTCAGTTGTGGCGACAGGCGCTTTCTGCCCTCGCTCCACGTCGCTGACGATCTTCCTTGCTTTGGCGAGCTGCGTATCGTAGTCAGGAATTACTCCATCGTCAACCTTCGGAGTCTTCTTTAACTCGGGAAGATCAACGGCTTTTCGGAGGTCCGTTGATGCAGCGTTGGACGCGGCGAACTTCTGTACCTTCGGTGGCTCTGGTGTCTGTACGGGCTTGGGGGAGAGGTCTTCGGAAGCTCGCGTTCGTAATTCTGTTCGCTTGGTTAATCTTGGTTTTTCAAACAATGCTGTCGTTACGACATTCCCATCATCAGGGAATCTGATTCCGTCATATCCTTTCGCCTTGAGTTGGCGCTTGATGATCTCCCATGCTTTCGTCTGGACGCCGTGAATTGCCGTCCCTTTAAGTGTCCCGTGAAGACCTGTCGTGGTGTTCCAGGAGAACGTGCCGTGATCCTTGGCCTCTCGGATGATTTTCGCAACAAGTTCATTACCTTCACTGTCCAGGCTGCCAATCACTTCACGGATCGTAGCCCGGTTGAATGAACTTTTCCAACCTTCGCCCTCTGCCATGTTGAGCAGGTTGCCCTTACCCTCTGCTTCGTACCGGAACGCCTCTTTACTGAACGCTGCACCTTGTCGCCTTGTCTGAATTAGGTCAACATCATCCATTGTTAGGTTTGGATGGTTGCCTGTCAGCGGCAAGAGGTCTCCATCCTCGCCCATTTCCGCTATGGCTTTAAGAGTCCCGTCTGCCTGCCGGTCGTAAACGATGTCAGCGTCTCCGTCTCCGTACTTTACAAAGTAGGAGTCGGTAGCCTTCGCTCCTGCCCCGCCAGAACTGCTGTAATTCAGCGTTTCCCCTGGCCTTTCGGCAGTGAAGAACAGAGATTGGTCTTCTAGCTCATTGAACTTGTGCGGGCTGCCGTGATAGAGAGTCTTGGATGCAGGAACGGAATGCGGCGGCCCCTTAAATGAAGAAGCCCCCTTATCGGAGGCTTTCAGTGTTTCGGTGGTGGGCTTCGGTGGTGGTCCTTTCTCGACCTTGGGTTTTATTCCTGATTCCGCTAGGCTTCCGGGAGATTGATAGTCGGGGGCCTCTTTTGGGGTGAACGTCGCGGGCTTAGGAGCCTCGGGAACCTTAGCTATTGTCCGGGTGGATTCCGCCAACTGTGCGGGGTTCATCCTGGCCTGAACATCTGGAAGGCTGGGGGTCTTCGGTAACGCACCCTTAACCGCTGCCCCGGTGGCTGCGCTCAGAGTGAAGGCATTCCACATGCCCATCAACTGGGCGGCGGCGTCCTCGTCTCCCTCTCCGATGCGGCGGAAGATGTCCAGCATTCCCGCGCCCGCTTGCTTTAAGCCCGTGTTGCCGCTCTTGTCGGCTCCTCTCGTGACCTGCTCGACAAACGCCGGGAGCTGGGATGGGTCGAGATTCTTGATCGTCTCCGCCCAAATCTTCCCATCGGTGGTTTTGCGCATCTGCGCCTCGATCTCAGGCTTTAGGAAGATGCCGTTTGGAAACTTCTGCTTGATCCCACCCGCTATGATCTTGCTTGCTTCGTTTGCGGTGGTCTGGTACTCGTCTCCCTTCTGTTGAGCTGCGCCCGCAACGAGGTTCCAAACGCCCTCGGCCATCGTTCCCAGGTCACCAGAACCCAACTTAGATGCCGCTCTTTGGCCCGGAGTCAAGCCGGGAATGAGGTCGATCCTCTGAGCAGGGGTAAGCGGTACGTTCTGGCCGCCGACCTTAGCAGAGACCCCAACAGAGTTGCCCTGCGTCACAACCGGCCTGGTTGCCATGCTTGGCTGCCGGTCGGGAGGAGGCAGCAGATTCATAGCCTTCTTCGGCTTTGCTTCCAACTTAGTGCCACCCATCGCGATCTGCCCGGCCAACGGAACACCAGCCATACCAGCGGCAGCGATAACCGTCTTCTTTTGAGTGCCCGTAATCTCGCTTGGGCTAACGGGCTTCCCGCCCTGCTCGATGGTGTTGGCAAACGGGTTGACGGGCGCAAACCCGCCAAGTTCGCCTTGCATTGGCGCGGGCTTCGCCTTTGTTTTGGGCTTCGACTTGTTCAGTTCATCCAGGTACGGGTTACCTGTTGACGCTTGCTCGGGCACTAGCTCTTGCTTCTGCCCCTTGGATGCGGCCAACTCTTGGAGGTAGGGATTGTTCATAGATCAAAACCGGTATCCCGCTTGAAGTACTGCCGAATCTTGGCTTTGTCCGACTCTGGGGCGCCCCCGCGGGTGAGTTCGTCAATAGCCTGTTGAGCTGCTTGTCTCTTCTGAGCTACAGCGTCAGACCCACCGAGAGATTGAAGTTGCTGGATGCGAGCCCTAGACCCCGCGATGCTGCGCTGAATCTCTCCCGCCGCTTTCGTCTTAGCCTCTGATTCAGCCTTGAAGAAGCCCGCGTCTGCCGTCTGTGCCGGGTCGTCCATCCACTGTTGAAGCTCCGCCTCCTTCTCGGCAATGTTCAATTGCTCCTGGAAGATTTGGCGATCAATGAAGGACACCCCGAATGGGTTCTTTTTGCGCCACTCGTGCTCTCTGTTTCTAGCGTTGAGATTCCCCTGAGCTACACGAGCGTCGTTCTGCCATTTCTTAATCTGGGCATCTCGCACCTTCCCTTGGCTCTCCCAGACCTTCCACTTCTTATCGAAGTCGAGGAGCTTCTTCGTATGGATCTCCTGGTCCCGCTTGTTCTTGTCCGCAATCGCCTTGGTTTGGGCCGTCTCTTTCCCCTCTCCCGCTGTCGGCTTGCCGATGCTCGGGCGGAGCTTCATGTACAGCTCGTCGCTGATTCTGTCTTGGTCGTACAGTGCATCGAGCGCCGCCTCTCGACTGATCCCGTACCGAAGGCTCATCGCCTTGATCTGTTGGTCTGCTGCTTTGGCATTGTCCTTCAACTCAGCCCGGTAGTTAAGCCCCTTCTGTGTGGCCTCAAGCTGCTTGTCGCGGAACGCCTTATCCTCATCTCGTTCCTTGTCTCGATACTGCCGGTTGATGCTTCCCTCAGCTACCTCGGCGCCATACTTGGCTGCGTTCAGCTTTCCTTGATGAGCTGCTTGAGATTGCTGGTTTTGAATCTGCCAGTTCTGCATGGATCTCTGGGTTTCCCGATCCGCCCGTTGGCCCTTAGCCCCCAGGTAGTTTTGAGCGAACCCTGCGGCCTCCCTGCCACCACCAAGCAGAAGGGATAGGAGTAACCCTCCGCCTCCAACAACGGCGTCACTGGTGCGGAATGCCGGACTTGTGCGCTCTGGCATGGGAGACATAGCGGGGGGATTCGCTAGGAGGTCGACCAGGTTGCGGTTGGCGGCATCGTAGCCGGACGTGTCGATTGATCCGCCGTAATTCGGCACAGAGGGCTCCATCGCCGCGGTGTACGGTGGGGACATTTCCAGGTTTGGGTTGCCGAGTAGTCCCGCCTGCTGGAGAAGGGCTGTGAGTGACATTACGCTAACCCCTGCTTGGCGGCATTAACCGTAGCCTGAATAGCAGGATTGACTCCCCCACCGAACAACTTCCCGAGGTCCAACCCGCCCGTTACTGCGCCGAGGATCGAACCTAATCCGCCACCAGAAGCTTCCTTTGCGGCTCTACGATCCTTGTTTCTGGACCTTTCCGCCTCGAGGCTCTGGACAAGTTGCATGGCCTGATTCCATAGAGGATGCTGTTGGCCCTGAACGAGGATCTGTAAGGCGTTCATGTACGCCCGGTTGATGCGCTCGCCCTCGTCGGCTTGATACTGGTTTGCGTCTCGCTGCGCCTGCCCTTGGGAAGATAGCTTTGCCGCCATTGAATACTCGGGCCCGAATCCTCTTGCGGAGAGTTCGTCCGCGGTGTTCTGCCCCACAGCTTGGCCACGGTTCAGCATTCCCATTACGTCTCGCTGGGTTTGCGCTTGGATGTTGCCGGGAGAGTTCACAGACAGGACGTTGCCGATCATGCTCTGGCGACCCTGCTCGAGTTCGTTCGCGAACATAGCCCCGCTCTTTAAGGAAGGAGCCATGTAGCTCAATAGGTCGTATTGCAGGTGCTTGGGGGCCGTATTCGCCTGGTCGTAGCCCATGTCCAAAAACCTTTGCTTGTAGGGTGGGGTGTAAGCCATTTCTTTTCCTATAGGTGGTAGCCAATGCGGTTCATCGACCAGTTGTCAAAAGCCGCTTCCATGTAGTAGTCAAAGGTTCCGGTCCCGGTTAACGGGATGTCGAACCATATCGAATAACGGGTGTCTGTGCCACAGTGAAAGTCGATCTCAGGTGAGCCGTTCTCTTGCCGGTAATAACCGATAGCCGGGCCTCCCTGAAGGTGGTAGATGATCCTCACTTTCACCGCATTTGCGGGTGCGCCGGCGCTAATCGTTGTCCAGGCGCCGAGGGTTCCGCTTGCCTCGTCCGCAAGCTCTACCGGGTCTTCCTCGGTGAAAGTTGTTCCCGCGGAGGCCGATGATGCTGATGCGGCAATTAAGGATTGGACTTTCTTCAGGCTTAAACCGGGGTTGGAGTCGATCCGCTGAATGATGGAGGCGACTTGCGCTTGCAGTTCCTCAAGCACGATCTCCTCCCGGGGTTGCTTTCTCCTTGCTGACCTTAATCCCGATGTACTTCAGGAACTTTCCAGCCATCACCTTGCCGGAGATGGTGATCTTCACCGCCGCGGCCCTAATCGCCGAATCCTGGCTTGTCTTGGTCGACGTCTCCCACCGGTACGCCCGAGTGGTGGAGACAGCTACATCTATTGACCCGTTGCCGGAACCTGTATTGGTGGCGTCGTGCTCGTCCACCCTGGCAACCGTCCAAGTTCCTCCGGTGATTGCGTCAGTAACAACGCAAACCGAGCCCCAGACCCTTTGAGAGAACATATCGTCATGGGTCTCTCCAGTAGTGAAAGTTCCAGTGATTGCGGTTCCATCATCATCGGTCTGACCCGACTTCTCGAGTTGGTAAATCCTGCCCTCTTTGGTGAACCCAATCAACTTCCTCGATGAGCCCGAGCCTTGGATGGCCACGCCTTCCCAGTTTTGGGCGGCGGTGGCATAAGAGTCCCTAACCCAAGATTGAGACTGAATGTCATACTGCATCGCCCGTTGGTTGATCGATGCTCCCGACGCTCGGTAGTAGAGGCCATACCGTTCTTTGTAGACCACTCCGCAGGCTTTGGTCATATCGCCCGACTCAAACTGATCGTCGACTTCATAAAGCGAAACCGGGGGAGATTCGATCCCGCCATTGAAGACTCTAACGATCAACTCTCCGTCGAGGTAGACAATAGAGCCGCGGTTCCTTACAATCGACCTAGGATAGATCGTCCCGTGCTCGGTCATTAAAGTAGGTCTGCTGAGTGAAGCAGCATCGCGCCCCTCGAATCGCCTCACCGCTCCGGTTGTGAAGCAGGCTACGGGCGAGACCCCTACCAGCGTCCCGGGAATCGGAACGAGTGCGTAAACGTCTTCGCCGGGGAAAGATTTTGAAAGACCGGAGTTCGGGTCTGGGTAGCCGTCCCCATCTTCATCAGTCGCCAACGCCCTGAATCTAAGCGGGTGGAGTTCGTCCGAAATCCATACCTGGTTGGTCCCACCGTTAACACCCCCAAGATATAGACGGTCGTTGTTGATGCATCCCGCCCTGGCACTCAGTGCGCCTCGTCCTCCGGGTGAAGGTGAGGGCCGGAATTCTGCTCTATCCGCGCTTGGAACCGTGTCGTTAAATGGATTGTTCGAGACTCCCATATCCGCCACGAATAGGGCCCTCAAATCACCCGGCTCCATCCGGTACAAAAATGTCGCGTCGGCAGTGGGAGTGCCTGAAGGGGTTGAGCCTCCCCAGTCGATTCGGTAGGCATAGAAGAACTGACTAAACTCGGGGAACTTGTACGGTATGTTCAGCGAAACCCCATACTCGGAAAGCGCCGCGGTCGGCTGCGCGGTAAGCACCATTCCAGGCGACTCCGCCCGAGAGAACATCTTCGCCCACGCCAGCTCGTAAGAGGTCCCCTGGGGGATTCTCCCCATCGCTAAAATGCCTGAAATCCGGAAGGTTCTGGATGCGGCAAATGTTCGAGCGAACTCAAGTTCGATGGCTTCAACCGCGGTAAGCCCCGATGCTACGGATTGCTCGAGATGGAACGCCGCGAGGTAATACCCGCCACCTAAAGACTGAATGGCCGGGTCAACGCGATTGGCCCCTTGAGCGTCGTAAATCTGCGTCTCGTTTCCGCTCTGGACCACAACAACGTTTGCATAGTTGTGGATTGGGTCAACCTGGGAATCATAGAAGACGATGCCTAACTGTCTTGACCTCGAGAGGTTAAGCGTGTCACCCGTCGTTTCGGAATTACCGAAGATGTTGACGCAGGAGTTCGTTCCGAATGCGACCCGAACCCAGTCGGTGGTGGCCGTGCTTGTGGTGACAGTAACGTAAACCTCGCACAGTGGAGCCGACCCTGTTTCAGCAGTGGTTACGTTCGCGCCTGAGTCGGTGGCCGCAATCAATGCGGGGTCGTTGACGTAAACGTATCCTCCGGGAACTGGCCGGTAAGAGCCCGGGCTAAAGGTCGAAACGTCGTAGTTCGGAATGAGGTCCATCGACCCCGTACCCGTAAGTCCAGCCTTGAAAATCCTTGGCGCGTCGGACGTTCCGTTGGAGATGTACAGGAAATCGCCTGCATCATTGGTGCCGTCGTTAATCCCGAGTTCTCTGTAGGGAACAAAGATGACGTCCCCATCTGTTGAGAACCTGGTGGCGTCCCCCGTGCTGCGGGTGTATTCGGTTCCCGTCCACGGTGAGCCGCTTGTATCGATCCGGTAAACCCGTGTTGTTCCAGAAACCCTAAGAGCGACGAAGGTGTACTCGGTTCCGGCGAGCGTCCCCACCCAATGCCCTTTGTATTCGGCGCTTGCGACAATTACCCCGTTCGTGAGTTCGTCGCATCCTAATCTCCCCTGAACGGAATCCCGGGAAGTTCGGATGTTCTCAAGCAGGCGCCATTGAACCGTCGACGGGTCGACCGACGAGCGCATGGTCCGCATGGGAACCTTGCCCGGTTCGTAGAGTGGGATTCTGTCGTTCATTGAAGTATTGGCGGGAGCAGAACGGAGAGGCGGCTCCGCCCGCCCCCGCTAATAGACCCTTCGAGGCGAGTAGTGATAGGGCAACAGGAAAACCCCGGACCCTTCCTCTTGGGCGGCGTGAAAAGCTACAAATTCGTCCATCGCGAGCTGGTAAAGCTCCCGCTCGCGTTTCATCAAAGCGGTGTCCCTGATGGCCCGGGCGTAGCGCCAGCAAATGCCCATCACGAAGACGTCAGAGTTCGGCCCGATATTTGGCAGCGTGTCCCCTGATACAAACGTGGTCGAGCGGCGGGCGAAGATTCTAAGTGCCGGCGACTCAGGTCCGACAACGATTCCCCCCGACGTGTAGGCGCTGTTTCCCGCCACGCCAGAAGTTAAGTCTTCATCTGAGTAAAGCCCGAAGGTTGTCGTGGAATAACCCGTGACCTTGGCATAACCCAGAACGTTTGCGGCCGTATTCCCACCCACGTTGTTTGGCCATACGGGATCTCCGTCTTCCAAACCGTGCGCCGTGGTGGTTGTGATAACGGTTGGGGTCGCGTTCGTAGCATCGGAGACAACTAACGTCGTTGAATCCGGCTTCGGTCTAACCCCGATGGTTTTAACCCCCGTATTGGAAGAAGACTCTGAACCCAGGAAGTAGCCCTGTGGCGACCCTGCGTCCTCAGTTCTCCAAGACGGGGAGTAGAGATCAAGCTCCTCCTCTCGCAAAAGCGGCAGCGGTTGACTCGCGGTCGCCGATGTGTAGAGGTGAACCTTACTGATGGAAACCGCCGTTTCAGCGAGCGTCATCTCCCGGTCGTTTTCGGTTAGGCCTTGCCATATCTCACCGTCCAGGAAGTTGAACTTACTAGCGAGCAATGCCCATTCGTCGTTCAAGTACGCGAGCGCAGGGGTATCTCCCATCTCTGGGAAGGTCTCCTGCGCCCTAAGAATCGCTTGTGCGGCGGTTAGTGCCATTACGCGCTCGCTGTTCCTACCAGGGCTCCAGCCTCACCTTCGCCGTTGACGACGTAGTTCTCGTGCCATTCCAGCTCGGAAGCTGTGTAAGGCAGGATGCCGGAGTTCACAAAGAGGTCGTTTCTTCGTGCAACACCCGTATCACCCGAAGTGAGCGAAACGGCAATCGTCGAAGATGCCAGGATGTTGTTCAGGTAGTTGTATTCGATCAAGAGATCGGTACAAGCCGTCGTTTCGGAGTCGATAACACCGCGGGTTGTGCCGTCCGTAGCGCCCTTGATCCAGTTGTAACCGATATACAACCGGTCCGCACCCGTAAGGGTAAGGAAGGTGTTAGATGGCACGGCAGCCACAAGCGCCTGGCAGCGGTTGCCCGCAAAGACGCCGTTATCGCCGGTCCAAATGATCGCGTCTCCAACGATCTGGTCAGCATCGAAGCCCCACCAAATATCGTTGTTGACGATGCGGCAGCCGTCGCCGGATACCGTGATGGGGGCTGCAACCGTGATGGCCGTTCCTGCGGCATGAGCGCCCGCAAGAAACAGTCGACAGTTGGCGATTTCCATCCCTGCCGTGTTCAGAAGGACAGTGGCGGTCGCCGCGGTCCAAGTGAAAGCAGGGCGGTTATCCCCGGCGCCAAGTCCACAGATCGAAACACCCGAGAGAGTGTCTGATGCGTACTGTCCGGCGTCAGCGACCGCGACGGATTCCGTGTGGTTCGGGAGAACGTAGATGACGTCCCCTCTTCCAGCCCGGGCGCCCAACCGTTTCAGAGCGCCGTCAGAACCGAACACTGAAGCAAGAGGCCGCTCAATGCTCGTTCCGTCGCCGATCAACCCTTCTGGGCCACCGCTTGCTCCAACATAGAGGACCCTACCCCCTGCCCACCCTCTGATGAAGGATGGGCTGAAGGATGTCCGCTGCTGGAGATTGTTTGTAATTGGGAATGCAGTCGGCATGGTTTCCTCCTAGGAGAGCCAGGACCCCCACACGCCGCGCGCGTCCTTGAAGTTCGCTTCGTACTCTTCCTCGATGGAGAACTTGTGGACCTTGAGATCCATGTCGTAATCCTCATCGGTGCCGAGTGGGATGCGGTTCAACAGGAATAGCGGGTTCTCGTCGATGTCGACCAAGAACCAGGAGGCGGTGAAGGTGAAGTAAGGATTAGCGTGGCGAGCCGTTACGATCTTGCCGACCGCGTTAGGCTCGTTCAGGTTGGGGGTCTCGGGTTGCTTCTCGGCGCCGAAGATGCGCTCTGATTGGTCCCAAAGGTTCATCGGGCCGACCCACATAAACGGGCCCATCAAAGGAGACGGGTCGCCGCGGTGGGACTTGGTGAGGCCAAGCTCCTGGATGCCCTGAGCCGCTGCCAGAACACCAAACGAAACGTCGGTCGCCGGTCGGTTGGACCAGGTTCCTACGGCGGTTGGGTGGTCGGTGGCGATGAGAGCCTTACCGTCCGGGCCTGCGTACGCTCCGGTGGTCGAAGTCGCATTGATGAAGATGTTGGCCACCTTCTGCTCCTTCGTTTTGTTCATCGCGAGTGCGAGCTTCTTTGACGGCTTGGCTACCTTCCCATAGAGGTCGGTGTACTTGGCCTGCTTGGAGACCTGGAAACCAATCGACCGCATGAGCGGGTAGTAGCGCTTGGAGTACGGGGTCTGGAAGTCGTCATAAGCAATTGGGTTCGCTTCGTTGACAACCGGCGCCATGCCGAAGTCGCCCTCGAGCAGCATCTCTTCGAATTGCTGTTTCGTGTTGTAGGTCTCACCGATAAGCTGAGGCCAATACTTGCGAATCTTTTCGTTGTACTGCTTGACGGACTCCAATAGCCCGACGCGCGCCAATAGTGGCGAGGAATTGATTGTTCGTGCCATTTAGAGCCCTCCTAGGCCACGATTTGCGTCTCTCGGGCTTGAACCCATACGAGACCGTAGGTGTCGGTAACTGCCTGCTCTCCGCCTAGGAGGTTGTTAGTTGAGTAGTAGTTGGGTGAGTAGTAGTCGACGACCTTCACCATGTTGATGCCCGCGGTGCCGTTGGCGGCGTCGGAGGCAACTGTGAAGATGTTCGTGGCTACGTCTGTGCCCTTGTATCGGAAGAGTTCTGCGTGATCTCCGGGGGAGACGTCGCGAAGTTCCGCACTGGTCGAGGTCGCGTTGTAAAGGCGCATGAGCACCTGGACATTGCGAGCCAGAAGGATGGGGATGGGAGTGCCCGTTACCCCGGTGGAATCCCGCAGCGCATAACCGAGCAAGAGTTGCCCGTCTGCGACCGAGGAAGAAACTGCTCCCGCAGCGGGTGCGGTTGCGAGTTGAGTGACGCTGTGGACGCCGCCAGAGCTAGAGAGGATTACGGCCTCTCCATATCGAAAGTCAGCGGACGCAGCCTCGGGATAATCCTTCGTTTGAATGGCTGCCCCACTGAACGCTGGTCTCCAACGAAATTGGCTGTTCAGCGCAGAGAAGTTGATAGGCATGTGCTGTTTCTCCGTGTGAGAAGGGTCGTCTCAGCCGCCTACTGATAGGATGACAAATGAACGAGGCTACTCGTCCAAATCGGTTGCGTCGGGGAGGGTGTCGGCCATCTCCTTTGCGGAAAGTCCCTTGACTTCCGTTCGGCCTAACCCATCGGTAGAACGCAGTCGCTCGTCGGCGATGCGCCGGGCTTCGTTCTCCTTTGCCGCGAACTTGTTGTAAGGGATTCGCATCGTGACTTTACGGGGTCCCTCAGTAACAATCTCGTACCCCTGCTCCTGGAAGTCCTCGATTGGATCTGCAAGGCCCCAGGATGAGGGCTGCTTCTCCACGATGATCTCCTTGAACTCGGGATTCTTGGTCTTGCCCCTCTTGGTTGGGGCGGTGAATGTTTCGGTGTTTGCCACTAGACGGCCTCCTTGATTGCTTTTTCAAGGGCCGATTTACCAAACGCCCTCTCGAACTCGTTCGCGTCCGTCTGCATTTCTGCCGGGATACGAAGGGTGGGAACTGCTGAAGGTGGCTCTGATCCCGGGGTTGCAAGAGTGCGTGGTGCCGCGGGCTTACCGATCTGAACGCCGGCCTGCATCGCTGCGCCAAACCCTAACTGCTTGACCTTCTTTAGTAGAGGCTCTGGGATGGGGCCTTGAATGCCAAGCTCCCGAACCTCTTTCAGGACATAGGGGCGAACCTCCGCGGGAACATCATCGATTCGCGATTCCGCGTCCGTGATGGCCAGGGTTACGCCCGACGCGCTGAGGGCTACCCCGTGCTCCCGATTAAGGTCGGCAAATGCTTGCTTTCTGGCAAGATCCACGGATTTCCGGCTCGCCTCGATGTAGTTGCCCTCCATCTGGAGTTCGGCAATCTCTTGCAACTCGGCTTCGTAGTCGTTGACGGGTTGTGGAGTGCGCTCCGCCTCCCATCGCTGCCGCTCTATTGCAAGCTGCTCGGCGACCTGTTGTCGAACTAATTCCGCCGTATCTATTTGGGGGGCGGGTGTTGGTTCCGGGGCGGGAGCAGGTTCCAGTTGCTCCTCGTTGTGATATGCCGCCACACCAGGAGGGATTTCCTCTATGATGGGCTCTAGGTTTTCATCAAGTGTCATGTTTGTCCTCAAAGGATTCGATGGCCTCGGTTAAGGCCTTTTTGTCAAGCAAAATCTCAAGCAGGCGGCATTCCCCCTGCGCCCGGGTCAAGGAGGTCGACAAGTCCTGCGACCTGCATACTCTCGTCATCTGGTGGTACCGATCCTGGAGGTACGTCTCCAGGCGCTCCCACTGGTCCGATGCCAGGAACTGAGCCAGGCGCGTCTTGTGTAAAGGGTTGGGCATCAGGGAATAGGTCCGAGTCTGCGACGGGCCACCGCTTGGATTTCAGATATGCCTTCAGGAGCGCCGAGATGTTGATTCCGGTCGTCATCAGGGCCTGGAGAGCGATAGGGTTACCAAGCAGGGCAACGATTTCGTTTATGTTCTGAGTGAGAACCTGGGGGTTGGAGTCCGACGTCTTGCCGGTCGCCTCCCACCGGAGAGGCTTTCTGAGTGATTCGCGGTCTTGACAAGGGAATTGCTCCTGGTAGACCATCGATAAGGTGCCGTAGTGGATGTAGGCGAGTTCGCGAATGAAGTCGCACATCTCTTCCGGAGCGAGCGCGGCCACGTCCCGATATTCGTCGGCGCCCTCCTCCATGTTGTTGTTCACAATCACGGCCTCAGAAGCGGTTTCTCCGGTCGTTTGAGCCGTGCCGCCCTGCGAGATCCGAACAAGAGCGTCCGCGTCTCCCTTCAGGGATTGGAACATCATCGGCCAGACTTCGCCCTTGAACTTGCATTCGGCAAATGTGATGCTTACGTCCGCTTCGACCGGGATGTACTCACCGGGTCGATAGCGCTTAACTTTGTCAATCGATCCGCCCGAGATGAACGCCGCGGGGAAGGCCTGCATCTTGCCGCCCTCGATCATCAGGGTTTGACCGTCTGAATAGGCGCCCTGGATTGGGATAAGGTCTTGAACGATGGGGTTCGCGTGGAAGAACTCGTTATAGGCGGGCATCGTCACCGCATGGGGGAAGTACCAGGGGCGGGAATAGGGGACGAACTCTACACTCGTCTCGCCCGTTAGTTGGTCGCTAATCTCGAGCATGGCGCCGTACTGCTCGAACTCGAGAAGAAGTCTTTGGTTTCTGGCAACGACGGCTCTGTACCTTTCCTCGTATCCGTCTCCGTCGAGGTCGTGCTTTACGATCACGTCCCACAACTCGACCATCTCATCGTCAGAATCCGATATCCCGGAAGCCTCCTCAGTGAGGGACCAGTCCTTTGCCCGGCCTGACTCCCATGACTGAGGATCGTCGCCGCCGTAGACGGTCACCTTGTCAAAGTAGGCGCCCATCTTCTGGAGTTCCTTGACCTCCCGGACGCGCTTCTTGATTCTGTCCCCAACCAACCGGGCTGCCATTACCCCACCGGTCGACAGTGGGTAGATAGCGAAGTCGTTTGGATGGATTACCCCGGGGTCTGGCCCAACGTACTTGTATGGAGCGTCGACGTCCTGTGACTGCTCGGTATGGTTGGCCATCCGGTCCTGGGTTTGGATAGAGAAGGGACACTTGAAGATGGCCGGCGCCGCCATGCAGGAAAGCCGGGTAGCCGTTCGCAGCTTTCGGGGGAAGTCCGCTCGCTCCCAGAGGAACTGAACTACGTCCTCATTCTCCTTGATCCTCGCTTTGTCCGACGAGAATCCGAAGGCCGAGAAGTAGGGCCTTTGAGAAGTGATGGGGTTGCAGGTCTTCGTCACCAGCGCATCGATGCGAGGCTTGATGATGTTAATTGCTAGCGGCTGCGCATCCTCATTAACCTTAATTCCCTGCTCGTCGGGTTCGCCGCGGTATCTGCGCTCGCAGTCCTCCCACCTTTCCTGAAGGCCGGAGCCCCGCATATTCTGAGCGTCGTCAAGCATGGAGGAGATAAGCTCTCCAAGCTTCTTGCGCACCTCAGGGTCGCGGACTTTGTTAGGGCGTAGAGGGTTCATGCTGCTCGGGTGATAACCGCCTCAATCTGTGAAATCCTGACAATGCGAAGGTCTTCGTCGACGTCGACCGTAAGGTCTGAGTCTTCCGGCTGAAAGACAACTTTCTCGCCTCGCTTGAACTTAGAGGAGCCAGGCCCGACCACCGTGGCGGTTTGGGTTGGCATCTTGGTTTTGTCCGGTAGGGCTAGGAATTCGTGCTTGGTGTTCTCAAGCCGAATCATTAGGTTTCCTATCGTTGGCACGATGACGTTTCCGACCAACTTGGCCACGATGGATTCGTTCCAGTCGATAACCTCGTACACGCCGGTTTCGGTTCGGTCGCCCTGGCCAGTTAGTTGGTAAACACTCGGGTCTCCGTGGACGCCCAGGAATGCAACTCGTCGGTCTGTTTTGTATCCACCGGATTGGAAACCATCGAACCAGGTTCCGTGGTACGGCCGCATCAGGACCCCATCACCCGCCTTTATGTCGATCTCTTCGTATTCACCGTTCTTGCGGTTCTTCGGGGGCGTGACCGAGAGAACAACTCCGACGTCACATCTCAGTCGACCTGAAACCTTGTCGGGAAGGTAGATGTTTCCTATCTGGTCCGGGGCGTCGGCCATCTCGACCGCGCACTTCCCCGGGAGGCATGTCACACAATCAAAGGCTTCTTGTGGGACGTGAGGTAACTCGTAACCGGAGAGCTGAAGCGTTCCTGAGTTATGCACTCGCCGCCTCCTTCAGTCTTTGTTCTAAGTTCATGCTTTTCTTCAGTGGTTCTTCTTGCTCGAATCGTGAAACTGTCTCTCCGCTCCTGACCACCGCAGCCAACCCTTCATAGAGGGCTGTCGCAAGCGATCTACAGCAGTCGATCCGGTGATAGGTCTCCTTGTCGGCGATCTTCCGGTCGATTGGCTCCCCTTCGGGATTGAGTTCGAATGAGTAGGTCTCGAACTCTTCACAAAGGTGGGTTAGGTCATCGAAGACCTTTAATAGACCTCGAGCGATCAGAGCATCCAGGCGGTAGATCCCCTCGAACAGGTCGGCGATTGGCGGGCGCTTTATCGGATAGCCTGCTCTCGTGAAGTCCTTCCGCCAGTTGTCTTCGCTCGGCGCCCCGCCCCATGCACTGGGAGGGAACTTAAGCCCCTGCTTCTGGAGCATCGTTCGGATGTGCGCTTCCGTCGTTCGGGACTCGTTCGGTAGATATGTCCCGTAGACGTAGATGACCCCTGTTTTCGGGTCCTGCGCGGCGAATACTCCCGCGGTGTGGATCGGTCCAAAGTCGTGGCCACTGAACCGGCGCCATGTGCTTGGGATTTCGAACCGCTTGACTCTTGCTTTGTCAAAGGTGGGGAAGATGGCGCCCGCGGGCTTCCTAAAGAGCCCCAGGTACATCATTTCCCACTTCCACTCCGGCATCTCGTACCGGTCTTTCTCGATCTCCTCCCGGCTCATTACCGGGTTCATCCAAGACTCGAACTGGAAGAGTTCGTAACCTCTCTCACCGTTGAATGCGGGGTCGTGGACCTTGGACTTGAACCAGTTCCACTCGTAGGGAGTCGACCCCCACGCCCTGCGGCCCATTCCGTTGGACCGGCCAACCTTCAAGCGGCGATTACAGGCAAAGAAGGAATCAAGTTTGTTGTCCTTCTGTCCCGCTTCGTCCCAGATGCAGGCTAGCGCCGTCATCGACTCGAGGTTGTTGGAGTCGGAGGCATAAGCGAACTGGATGGTTACCGTTACGCCGCCGAACCCGAATATCTTCTGGAGCCCTTCCTCGGAGAAGGTGAACCTAGGCCTGTTTCCCTTAACCAACTTCCCGAGTTGGTGATCTTCCTCGAACACCCTGCGGAATGTCTGGAAGAGCTGCGACTCCATCAGGGTCATCGTTGGTCCGACAACCAAGAACTTGCCTTCGCCCTTCTCTTTTATCCACTCCTTACACCGCTGGATTTCGCGAAGCAACCAGTAGATAAGGAACTCGGTCTTTCCACCTTGGGCGCCGGCGCAAATGACAACTTCTAAGGCCTGTGACTTCCAGGCTCGTAATTGGCCCTCGTGGAAGTGCGCGGGCGGTGTTTCCAGGTCGAGAGTCTTCGGTGGGATTCCGCGTCTTCGCTTCTCAGCTAGGATCTCCTCCAGGCTAGGAACCGAGTTTAGAGCTAATCCGTTCAAGGTTCTCTAAGTCCTCATCTGACAGCTTGGATAGGTCAACGGTGGTTTGGGTTTTCTCTGTCCACTGTCCGAGTTCTTGGGCGGCTTGCTTGGCGAGTTCTCTTTCTTCCTTGATCGTGCCAATGTCCACCTTGTAGATGTCCACGACGGTCGCAAGTTCACCGCTTCCTAAGCTTCGTTGTTCGTGGCAGAGAAGACCCGTGGTCCAGCCTGGTTGCAAGGCATGGGATGGGTCCTCCGCTCGCGCCAGAAACACTTCATCGATCTGGTTCCAGCGGGTATGAAGCCGCTTAACTCGCTCCAACCTGTTGCCGATCCCTTCTTGAAGGATGGCCTGGTGTATCTGCTCTTTGGCGTCTTCCACTTTCTTCACGAACTTGGGGTCGCGCATCCATATGCCGATGGTTTCCGGTCGAACCCCGACTAACTCAGCGATCTTCGCTCTCGAATACTCTCCAAGGGCTATGAGGGCAGGGGCCTTGGATTTGCAAACCGTTCCTGTTTCCTCGGTGATCTTCCGTCCCGCGTTGAAGGCGTTACCCCAGTTCCCCCCGCTATTGAGTCCACCTTGCGGCTCCCCAGTCTTTGGGTGTTTGCCCGGACGGTCTGCCATACATCAAAAAGGCCCCTCTTCGGAGCCTGGGTTGGGTTGAAAATGTGGTTGATTAGGGGTCTACGCTGCCCCGATACTTGATTTGTGGAACCTCTGGCGCGAGGGAGTCATTGAATGACCGAACAGCGTCTCTGGTGACATCGTCCCAGGAATCGTCTAACCACGTATCCGAGTGGTCGTCCGCTAGTCGAACGTGGTCACCGAACCATCTGGTCGCCATCGTCCAGGGCAGCAGTCTCGCCAACTCGCCAACCGTCGCATTGCCCCACTTGTAACATCCCCGCTCGCCTACCTCGATCCCGACGATGTACTCCTTCTTAGTGACGTTCTCCCATCGGTAGTAGGTGGCCATGTCTTTTACTCGCTCCTCCTCTGGCAGATACCACGCATATTGACTCTCCAAAAGTGGACGTTGCGGGATCGTGCGGATTTCGCTTTGGACGCGGGGCTCTCTGGCAACCGTCACGCCCGCTGCCATGATTGTTCGGTTCGATCTCATCGCTTCCCCGATCTTCCTGATAACGTCATACTTATCCTCGGGATTGCACTTACTCAAGTCGGCTTCACTGATTGCCTTGCCGCATTCTTGGCATACGGTCTGGCCAAGAATCTTAATCCACTTGTGCGGTGAAGCGAGGTTCATATCTGTTAGAACCTTACTCGAAACACCGGAATCGGAAGCATCGTCGCCCCATAGTTCCGGTTATGCAAAACGCAGTAGCCATGAGCGAGTGCCCCGACGATGTAGGCCGCGCCCTTCCACTTCTTCGGTAGCTTGGATTCGATCAGATCCACCAGAACCATCTCCCCGATCAACAGTAGGGAAGCCTCTAACCATCGGTCGTTGTTCACGAACGGAGCCGCGATGGGGTTGAGCTCAAAGTGACCCTTCTGGCGAAACTGATAGGTCGATATCCCATCCAGAACCGCGTTCAATCGGTACGTGCTCTTCCAGTCCATCGAGACACGGATCTGCGCCCAACAAAAAGGCCCTGTGGTTAGCAGGGCCAATGCAAGGAGTAGACGTTTCATGTCTCTTGAATCAGTTCGGGCTGGTACGCCCTAGCCCCGTCTCCAAAACGGGGCCTCCCGCCGAACGCATCGGGATTTGCCAGCAGGCTCGGGTCCGATTAACGAATCGCCCTACACAGGGTGCTAACGGTGACTTAACCCTCCCGCCTATCGAGCGAGCGTGTTACGGACTTCCTATCTGGTCTTCTGCCGCAGGAACATACGGCAAAGGTCTTCGGTTGAGCCCTCCATCGCATGTGTAATCTGATCGAAAGCTAGGATGTAGGCCGGCGACTCTTGATCTGGCACCAATGCGCCGACAGCAGACCTACCCGCTCTGGCTGTGGGGATCGTGTAGAAGTGGCACATCTCATGGAGAATGATGTGCTCGTCTTCTCTGTTTGTGAAGCTCCCTGCCCAGGACCCACCCAGGCAGAGGGTTGCACTTCGATACTCTTCTGAAACCGTTAACTGGGCGGTGTATTCGCCTTTCTCGTCGTAGCTTAGGGTTAGGTGTTCCAGCCATCGCGGAACCATCCACGACCAGTTAGACACGATCCTTTCCACAGATGCAGCGAATTCCGGGCGAACCCAGGGCTCTACGCTGAATATGAAGGGTAGCCCCTTCGCCTGCTCGTCAAATGCGCCTTCGTCCATCGTTACTCCGGTGTGCAGGGCGGGTACATCAGCCTTTCTTCTGTGAGTTCACGAAGGTGTTCACCGCGGAGCGTTGTGACGGCAACGATTAGGTTTGCAAAGGCTCGGTCCAGTTCTTCCTCACTCTGTGTTTGGTACAACTCCTCGATGGACCAACAGGCTAGGGCATACGCGCCCGGTTCACGCTCCTTCGTTCCATCCGTCTCCACTACTCTCTCGGGGAGATCCCGCTCGGTTTCCGGTGCGAATCGACCGGTTTCCGTATTGCGGACGTTCTGATTTCCCTTTAGCTTGGGCATCTCGTTGAAGTGTCTTCCGCCTGGATGATTCGGATATTCGTTCATCTATCTATCCCAACAGCCCTTAGGGGCTCCTTTGTAACTGTCTATGCAGGCTCCTACTCGACGCTCTGAGTCCCTGATTACTTGCTCACGTTCTTTCTTTGAGAGCTTGGATAACCAGTTGTCTAACCTGATTAACTCTTGAGTAGTGAGTGCGGATTTGAACGGAGGACGGTATGGCATGGTTTATACAGGGAGCCTTGTGGTACTCCTAACTTGTGGTCTTTACTTGGCTTTGCCGTGTGCAAGGCTGGGTAGTTTGCGCCTGCGGAGGCTTAGCGTCGCCCCAGGAAACTGGTTACGCCGTCATAGCAGTCGCCTCGGTTGGCTCTGCCGCACTCACAACTAAGCACCCAAAAGCCGGGGCCATCCACGTCGTAGTGACCGGTGAATTTCTTCCAACGATGTAGGCCGAAGAAGCACAGTAGTTTCCTCATTACCACACCTTCAGAACCACGCCACGCTGGTCTACGACCTTCTTTGCGCTAGCGGGGGCGGTGTCTTCGTTGAAGTCCTCGACCGAGACGTTTAGAGGGTTCTGCGCAGAGATACCCACCTTTACCAACTTGGTAAACCGGGCGAAGTCGATGAAGAATGCCCGGAACTTAACCCGTAGCATGATGTTGAGAGTCAGCATTTGTGTTTCTCCTGAAAGTTGAAAGGCCCGCCGCGTGGAACGACGAGCCTTAGTGAGGGGAGGATAGGTGTTAAAGACTAGCGCCGAGACGAAAGAATAGGTAGCAAACAGCCGCCAATATTAGGAGCGCGAAGCAACCGAGGCGGCTCCATTGGTCAGAGTTCAGGTCCAACCAGGAACCCCTTTCCTTTCTCAATGATCTGCGCCATGAGCCCGTTGATCCGCTCGCGTTCGACTTCCATCTGCTCAGGGGAGAGTTTCGGGTTAGCGGGCTCGTCGAAGTCGTCATTCATGACAATAGAATTCCATTCGTCTTGGGTCGGCATTCGTTCTCCTTTGCCCATTGCGGGCGAGATAAAGCGTGTTAGTGGACCTTGCCCTCGATGATTGAGTGGTTGAATACAGTGAACATGCCCGCCGAGTCAACTTCAACCCGAGCAAAACCGTGGTTCCACTTCAGTCCGCCGAAATAGTTGTAGTCCGGTGACAAATCACAAAGACAGCCGACCGACCAACAACCGGTTCTTCCACCTTCAATGTCCCCTTCCGAGTGATGGGAGGTTTGATGGTGGTGCCCGACGATGCAAGACTTCTTCGCCTTCAGGAACACGCCTCGAGCAGGGTTGACCGGCGCGGATATTCCGTGGGGTAGTTCGTGGCCGTGAAGCACGTTCAGCTTGCCTAAAGCGATTCGCTCGTGCTTGACGACCTCGTACCCGATCTCCTCGAGGTGCAGAAGCTTCTCAAGTTCAAGAACACCCTCGAGTTCTGCCGCCTTGCTTTGGATGTACGTTCTTAGGCGGATCTCATGGTTGCCAAACTTGTAGATGAGGCGAGCCTTGGGGAACTCGTCGCGCACTAGCTGAAGGAACGCACGCACACATGCCAACTCCTGGGAGAATGTCGGCCGGCTCGAGTCCTTCGGGAACTTCGACAGTTGGTAGTTGTCGATGATGTCCCCGTTCAGAAGGAGAACCGTAATCCCCGGCGCCTTCAACGATTCGAGAGCGACCTTTACGGAACCAAAATCATGATAGGGACAGTGGACATCGTTGATAACCCCTACGTTCTCGTCCAGGAGGTGAATGACATCCTCGCGGACCCTCTCGTACCCTTGGAGCTTTGCTAAGCCTTCAGCGATTGTTGAAATACGGACCTCTTTGCAGACTGCCTGATGACGACACTTTTCGCCGAAGGCTCCGGTTCTTAGCCTGATGGCGGAACGGGCTTGGTCGATGCTTGAGAAATACTGCGGATAGTCTTGGGCTAACTGCCTGGCTACGGTCTGCTTGGGGAGGGTCTTCGTTCGCTCCACCGCTTGAGCCAGGATGTCTTCCCTAGTCATCGTAAAGCTGATAGAACGGCTGCGGCTAGGAGCGCTAGTAAGGTAATCCCCACGAACTCCAGCCAGAAGCGAGGGATGGCTTTCATTTCTCCGTCAGCTTCTCCGTAATCTTGTCCATGACCTGGACCATCTTCACACCCAGCTCGTCCCAGCGTTCGCGGTCTTTGTCTGCTTGCTTGAGGGTCCGGTGGCCGAGATAGCCGAAGAGAAGCGCGAATATTCCTTGGCTAGCAAGAGCCTTTAAGAGTTCTGGGTCCATATTTCACCGAGTCACGAGCCAGCCCATGATTAGGCCGACAACAACACAAAAACTGAGGAAGACAAGAATGCACCCGCCGTAACCGTCACATTGGCGGAGAAAGGATTTCAGCATGGAATTCTTACAGGGAGCCCTTGAGCTTCTTGCCACAGTGCATACAGCGGGTGTTGCGGAGGTTTGGGAAATGACCGTAGAAGAAGCAACGAATCCGCTTAGTCAAAACATCCTCCAAACAGCCTGCGGGTTCTTCCACGGCTCAAGGCCAACCTCAGCACAAAACGACTTCAAGTCGAACAAACGAGGGTCGAACTTCCGCCCAGGTGAAACACCGAAATGCGTACAGCCCCACTTGATTGAGGGGATGGCCTTCATTAGTTCCAAGGTGTATTCCCGCGCCGCCTTAAGTTGAGCCGCTGTTATCGGGTCTTTCCCGTCATTGCGGTTCACGAAACAGATGCCCACCGAGTAATCGTTAACGTTCGGACCCTCAGGTCCAACTGACTTACCAGCGTGGTAAGCAACCCTCGTGTACGGGACTGCCTTCCACACCGTGCCGTCCTTGTCGATCAGGACGTGGTAAGAGAACCCCTTCAGCTTCAGGGTGGACAGTGCGCCACTCAGCGACCCTCCGGCTGTAGCGTGGTACACGACAGTCGTGCACGGCTGCTTGCGCGATCTTGACGCGAGCCAAGCGGTGAGGTTCTTGAGGATCATTGGTTACCGTGATAAATCCAGCCCTGTGCGCGGACAAGTGCCCTCGTATTTACGAGTTCTCTCCAAATCACCCGGATCCAAGGGAAGTCCCATCTGGTCTCGCCGTACGGCTGCATCAATGCGAACAGCCTCAGCGATCGTCTTTGACCACAACTCATCCTCGCGACCGACAACTACGCCAACAGCGTTAATAGCACGAATGATGTTCATGAAACTTAAAGCCCGACTCTCGCCGGGCGGCCGCCTTATCTCGGGATACCGCCTAAGAGTTAATGTGTGCGGTCAGAGAATGTCAGCGGCAAACTGAAGAGGGCGAGGAGGCAAATGCCTGACCTCGCCCATCGATTCGAACGGCCAGACGCCGCTCGGTGTGACAACCAAAGCGTACCACGTTCGTTATGGTCTGTGGTGTACTAAACTGGCTGGCTACGGTCCGCTCCCGGTACGTTCCTGGGTGGGTAGCCAAAACTACACAGCCCCACCGCTAAGGGTGAGGCTGAAACTGTGAGAAGTTAGTGGCGCAAGATTCCCTGGGCCACTAAAGATATTATACGAACAAGTGCACCCAATCATGCAACCTTTTTTGTTTGCTCCATTTTCTCGATAGCAATCAAGGTAGCTACACGGTTGATTGCCCACGCTGCATTAGCGATAGCCCACACGCCGAGATCCTTGAGTTTCCAGCGGTTTCGCCCAAAACTAGGCACCAACCAGAACTCCCCAATCCCCCGGTGATAGTAGGCCACATGGACGATCAACTCTGGCAAGGAGGCGTCCTGGGGATACTCCGTCACGTACCGACCAATGACATCTCGCACCAGCAAGTAATCACCGTGCTCATAGTCCAGGGGCCATCCGTCGAACTCCTCTAGGTTGTCCGGTAGCACCCCTTGCGGCCATTGCGCCGGTGGATGGATCTGTTCTTTCTGCCATGCGCTCTCCTCCCCACCATGCACCTTGTACGCGGCGTAACTGGTCAGTGCCTCGAAAGCCCATCGATAGTGCTCCTTGGTCAGTTTGTCTTTTGATGCTGTTACCGTGTTGTCCTTCATTTTGACCCTCCAGTGGTCCGTATTCCCCTTGCTATTACTCCCATGTCGTGATATTGAGTGTTTCTGTTGTCCAAGTTCCCCCTGCGGAATATGGAGCGGAATAGTTCGATACTTGTCGAACAAGGACACTAGGGACAGTAAGGACACTTTTTGACTATTTCCCTTACGCGTACGCGCGAGAGAAGAACCCCTAGAAAGTGTCTTAAGTGTCCCTTTTAGGTTCAAACAAGTGTCCCTCCTTGCCCCTGAAATTGCCCAAGTGTCCCCGGCCATTAGTCGTTGCTCCCCCGATACGTCCTGTCCTCGGCTGTCTCCTCGCGCAGTTTTCGGCCTCTGTAGAACTTCGCTCCGCTGATCTCTACCGATCCTTCGCCTCGCTCCCGCATGGCGTTTCCAAACTTGGTGAGGGATAGCGGATACTCGCCCGACACCTTCGCCCAGTTTTGATAGGCTCGGTACAGATCTCCAGCCTTTACCCTGTAGTTCTCATCCTGCTCTGTTGCCTCCTCAAGGAATGCCCCTAACTTGTCCTGGCTTGTCCGATAGCCACCGATAGCTTCCTCGATAGCCCCTGGCCTTCCTAGGCGGTCATTCTTCCAAGCCTTAAAGCCCTTAATGGCCCAGTTCAGAATCCCGGGCAGTTCCTCTAGTAGCTCATCCTTAAGGTTCGGATTTCGCTCCTCTTTGGGGATTGTAACCTGAAATGGTATAAGCACTACCCGACGCCAGATGGCATCGTCCGTACCTCTGATCTCTGGCCTGTGGTTTCCTGTCATCCACACTTTAAACTGAGGCTTGAATTCGAAGAACTCTTGGTGCATGAACCGCGCTGTTATTGTGTCACCTCCCGTAAGTCTCTTTACTAGCCCTTCATTTAGTCTCTTGCCGTCTTCTGTCTCTGGTGCTGCAACAAGTCGGGCATCTTTGAGTCTGGCAATATCATTACTTATCCCAGAGTCGCCAATCTTAGCCATTAACGTTTCCGTGGGTGTTTGCCTCGCGTAGTCACCAAAGAGCATTAGTAGTGTTTCGATAAATGTTGACTTACCATTATTGCCTGTGTTGCCGTGAAGAAAGAAGAAGCACTGCTCGCTAGTATCGCCGGTAAGTGAATAGCCGACAGCCTTCCATACGAACTTCAACAAGTCCGCGTCTTCTGCCAGCGTTCTAATGAGAAACGATTGCCAGAGCGGACATAGCGCAGTCTCCTCGTAATCAACATCGATACCGCGAGTTAACAGCAGTGCCCTTTCGTGCATCAAAAGCTGTGAGTTGCGAAGATCGTAAACACCATTACGGAGGTTAAGTAGCCAAGGGTGCGAGTCAAGCTCCGAACTCATAACGGGAATCCCCGGCATCTTGGAGGCCATGCTTACCATGTTGTCGATGCGGCTCTTTGATTCGCACTTGAAGCCCCATTCGCCTAGAGCTTTGCGCCGGTCGGAGTCTGTACACTCTGTGGCTTCCTTCTGAATGCGCCTGACCGTCTCTAAGGCGAGCTGGTGAACCCTTGCGCCGCCTGTCTCGTCCACAACCCACTTCCAGCCATTCCAGTTAATCCATCGTCCCCACTGCGAACAGAACCGTAGGTCTTTGCCGTACCAGTGGACTAATCGCTCTGCGTTCCCTGCATCGGTTAAAGGAAACTCCTTGATCTTCCCGTCCTCATCGGCCTCTACACTGGGTGTTTGCGCCTGAATCTGGATAGCTACCTTTGTGGCCGTCCCTGGCTTATATCGGGCGCAAGAGGCGGCAATAACTCCTATCTCCTTGTCCTCAATCGGTGGGCGGCACCGGGCCTGATTAACGGATCTTAGAGCCGCCTCGATCTCCACATGCTCGAACCCCTCAGAGCGGAGCCGACAGCCATATCGGAACAGCTCTTGGTTGCGTGAGCCCTCGGTAAGATCTAAGGACGTAAGTGCCGCATTCTTGCCGGTCTGCTTGCGGTTTGCCGCCTCGACAAGCCACGCGGGCATGTCCGGTAATTCTGTTCCGGGGAAGGGAAATTTGAGCCACTTATACCAGCCCTCGTATCCCTTGTCCTCTTGGATCACAAAGGATGGTGGCAAGAGCGTATAGCCGCGCTTTGTGCGAACGTCAATGCCCGGAAGAGGCTTGACTGCATTTCTTACATCGTCGCGGCACTTGACAAACATGTGAAAGCCACCAGAGGGAGTCTTAACCCCATACTGAGCCCACTTGTTCTGATCGCCTTTTGCCCTGGCGGTTTCGATACCGTCCGGCTCGATGTCTACAGCGTCGTGATCCGCCCCGTTGTTCTCGCTTGAACCGCAGGGGCACCCGATATTAGCTCCCGGCCACCTTTTCCACCATGCCCGTATCTGGTCAGGGTTGACAGTGGCATCATCAAGCCCATTCTCAGTTAGTGGGGCCTTCATGTGAGTCAGACAGGGAAAGACGGGCCACCCCATCACTTCTGCGTAGAACAGAGCCCAGGTAAGCAGGCTGTCTTGATCGGAAGGCAACGTAATGCTATTTGATGGGTCTGCCAACACTCTGCCCCTCCATGAGCTTGTTGAGTTCTGAAATTGCCCTGCTCAACAGTTCCGGCATTTCGTGGTATGCCTTGCAAGCGGATGAATAGTGGTATTCCCCTGCGTTCACGGCTTCAAAGAGAGATCGGCAAACCTTTGCTCCTCCCTCAAGCTGGGACTCCACGATAGAGAGCCTTACCTGTATCGCTTCACCGCCATCCATTGGCAGGAAGGGCAGAGACGCCTCTGGTTCAGGGATCGATTCGAATAGACTCATGCGGCCTTCTTGCGCTTCCGCGCTAAACATTCCTCAACGTCCCTGGGGGTGATCTTTTTGGGAACCGGTAGGTATCGCCCGTTCTCTTGTTTCTCAAATCCGAGCAGGGCGACCCATGCACCGGAATCCAGGGTATTGCGGAGGTTGACAATTCGAGGCTTGCGGTTATCGGGCGCAGGCTTATCGCTGCACATGTTGCGGAGGTGCGCCTTTTGGTCCTTCTCCCCACCGCAGAGCTGCACATAGAGCGTCTGGCCCTTCTTGGTGCACATGTAGTCGAAAAGCCCCAGGAAGTCACACTTAAAGGCGAAGCCGGAAGGGAGCGTTACCCACCGTTCGACTTTGGCGACTTGGTAGCCCAGCCCCTCAAGGTAAGCAACGGCGCGCTTGTGGTGGCTGACCTTTGGCTTGCGCTTCTTGCCGGCCGATTTCTCGGGGTCGCCGGATTCTAGGAACTCGCGCAGGTTCTCGTCCCATGACTTCGTGCCCGTGAATTTCTGGAAGCCTGCCTGCTTCTTGACGGGAGGAAGATCGCCTGACTTAGAGTTCCCATTCTCAAGAACGGTATCTCCCTCGAAGATGAACGGATCTTCGCTCACAGCTCTAACTCCGTCTGCTCTACATCGGAGTCAGCTACCTCTTCCCACTTGTCCCAGTCCTCTTTCTTTACTTGGGAGTAACCCTTTTCGTTGTTACGGTGGACTACTACCATTCCACGGATTTGGAAACTGGAGTTCGCTAACTTGTAGCGGTTGCCGAAGCCGTCTATCTTGGTCATGCGGCCCTCACTAGACGGGTGTACGCTACACTATCTGTTAAGGCTTCTCTCTCTTGTGTAGGAATACTGTGAGAGAGCCGAACTAACAAAACACTTCTGTCGTTGGTTAAGTCAGAGGGAGAAGTGTTGCGTTTTTTAAGACAAGCCTCACGCAAAACTGCACACCGGTTACTGGGGACAAGTGATTTGGGTAGAACCCCAAGCTTGCTGATGCTGGCGGTCATTTCGCCTCCGGGTTTGGGATCAGGCGCAGCGCGAATGCCTTTGCGATCATGTGAACGCGGTTCTTGGCTCCTAGTACACGCCGGAGCCGGTGGACACGCATATTGATGGCGGTTTCCTGAATGCCCTCTTTTTCAGCGATTTCCCGAGCAGATAGACCAGCCGCGAAGAAGTAGAGGGTTCGAGCCTCTTTCTTGGTGATCGTGATTCTAAGCTGAGGCATTGAATGCCCCCACGATCTGGCCCGTTGGATTCCCCTTGATTCCGTTCTCGTCGGGAACGATGTTCCAGGACTTACCGAACTCCTTCAAGGGAACGTTCATCCGGTGGCCGTTGACTTTGCAGACCAGCTTGATAAGGGGCTCGTCCCAGTCACCATCCCTACCGTCTACATACCAAGGAGAGCCGTCTTTCTTGGCTACCCAAGTTCCGGCAGTTAACAGTGTAAGTAGACCAGGCACTATTTGCCCTCCGTCGTGGTATCGTGTTTCTTAACGCTGAGCGTTGGCGTCTGCCCCGTGTCGTTGTCCGCGACCGGGGCGTCTTCATTTCTGACCCTAATCGCGATCTCTCGTATGCCGGTGGGGGTGATGGACTTCCATCGAGACAACGGGCCGTACTCGTCCGCTAGGTCTTTCGCCGTCTCGTTATCATCGAAGTAACGGCGGGTTATCTCACGCTCAAGATCCGAAGGGAAGCTCCTTCGTCGGCCCCGCCTTTTTTGCGGTGATTTCACAGTTTTTGTGAGCATCCTTCACATTCTACGGTAAAACACAGAAACTGTCAACGGCTGTATGTGAGTATTTGGAGAATTCTTTCCGGGTGGCGTTTTCAACCGGAAGGAAGATCGAGAAGGCAAGGAATGCAATGCCGCCCAATGGGTGGAGCCAGATGGATCTGGCGGCTGCGCTCGCTAAGAGGCGTGCCCTTGGCGTGTCTGAGCCTACTAAGTGGCGCTCCAGGCTCGCGAATTACGAAACGGACCGCCCGTCAGCATCAGCGGACGCATTAAAGGAAATTGCGGAAACCATGCAAATTTCCCTAAGCTGGTTCCTTGACAATGACGAAAATAGCCCTATACTGTGGTATCGCCAACCAAACCCCGTAGGACTGCCGGATATCAGGGACGCGGACGTCGAGTTTGACGATGAAGTCGAAATGACCTTTGCGGGGTATGTGCCCTGCTCTGGTGTTTGGGGGGAACCATTGCTTGCTACTGGTAAAAGGCGCGTGCCTCGAAAGTGGAGAGCTGCCAATCGTTACACCGCTGAGGTGGTTGGGGACTCTTGCTATCCGGCACTGCGCGAGAATGATTTAACGTGTTGGGAATATAACAAGAACCCTCCGGTGGGTTCAATCGTCCTTGCTGAGCGATCTTCAGACCATGCGTGCACCGTGAAGGAACTGGCCTACGAGCCGGGCACGTACCGGCCAAATCTGCGCCCCATCAACCCCACATCTGAACCCCCGCCGAACGACGACGGATGGGAGGTCGTGGCGTGGCTGGTTGGCGTGAAGCGCGAGAAGGATGGGCTTGAGCAGGACTGGTTTGCGCCCAGAACGGGTATTCGCCGGAGACACCTTATGCCCGACCTTTAGGTTAAGGAGTCCTAAAACACAAAAAACAGCAAAAATGTGTTGACCTAATCACAAGAACTGTGATATCTTCTTTACACGGGTGTCGGACACACCCCAAAAGGAGATACACGTCATGTCAACGCAATCAGCCCGGCGAACAGCCAAGACCCCGCTAGCGCAAACTAGCAACCTCTCTAAAGTAGAGCGCCCTGAGAAGGGTTCCCGCTCCCTGAAGCCTAAGAGCTTCCTGTTGACCCGCTCAACCCGCGTCACTCGTTGGTTTGACGCTTTAGATTGGCAAGAAGTATTTGGTGGTCGTCCCACGTATGGCCGACGACTGGCGGGGGTGGGTTAAGGTGGGAACCCGTAACACAACCCTCGTTCAGCTTGACGGAGAGTATAAGGTCGCCAAGTATTGCCAGTGGGACGGCTACCCAGAAGGGCAGGGCCTTGGAGTGCTGTCTGCACTGAGGGAGATCGGTAACGACAAGTTCTTGGAGGTATTCAAGGACAAGGTTCGCACACTGCCTGAGATCACTCAAGAGCAAATCGATGCAATAAACGCTACGCCTGACTGGTCAAGTGTTTACCCGTTCCTGAGCAGAGATATGGGTGGCGGCTCATTCATTACGGAGTTGATGAATGGCAATATCCCATTCCATCATCGTGACCCAGACTTTCCCGCAGATTCGCTTTTCTGTGAATGGTGCTATGTGGTCGACCTAGACAGGGGCACATTCGAGGTTTACAAAGGCTTCAACCAAGAGCCTCTTGAGGAAACAGAGCGATTCTATCCGCTCAGCGAGAAGTCGGAAGGCGGCTACCAACCCGTAAAGCTTGCTCAAGGCTGGCCCCTCAGTGAACTGCCAACCGATGAGCAGTTTATAAAGACGTTGTCCGACGATGAGGAGCAAAGCTAATGGCTACCTCACAAGAGAAGTGGAGCCCCGGGGAGTGGTTGACTGGCTACTACACTCCCTCCGAGTCTTTCAAGGGCATCACCGAGCATATGGCCGTGATGAGCCAAGACGGGAAGCTACTCGCTGTTACCGGTCCTTTCGAATGCGCACTCTCGCAGGCGGACGCAGAACTGATGTCCGCAAGCAAGGACATGTACGAGGCGCTGAAGACGGCCTCTTATTGGATTGGCAAACTCGCCCACTGGAACGGCACCGACCTCTCAGAACTAGATGGTTACGAGTCTATTCCCGCCGCTCTTGCTAAAGCACGTGGTGAGTTATCCCTACCCGAAGGAGGTAAGTAAATGGCGATTACCAAAGCTCAGCTAATCAAGATGCTGGAATCCGCGCCAGACGATGCGACCATCACTTTTGCTTCAGGCTTCTGTTTGAGTTGGATTAAGAGTGTGTCGGTCGGTTTCGCCTTCGAAAACAAGCCCGTGATCGCGCTTTGGGATTCACTCAAGCCAAACATGGGCGAAGTGATCCCGGCCCCCTCATCCCTACTAACTAGTGAGGAGGAGAAGTAGATGGGGAAGGCCATATGCAAATCCTGTAACAAGCAGGTGACCTGGTTTGCCGGTAAAGGGGAACGGCTTGCTAACCAGAAGTGCCCTACCTGCAACGGCCCACTAGTTGGCAAAACTGCCGGTAAACCTGGTGTGGCGGGAAGGGTTTTCCACTGCGCGATATGCGGCAGGCGAAGACGCGAGCCTCGCCTCACTACCTTAAGTGAACCCACCGTCTTCAATGGGTTTGGCCTCCGTGGGGTTGAGGAATCCCGCGAGTTACCTCTGGGCTCGAAGGTCTGCACCTATCACAGACCGGAATGCAAATTTGGCAACTTCTTCTATAGCGCGCCTGAGGTGATTCAGTGAGAGACCTTGAAATCGTTTACATCATCGTTGGCATTCTTGCCTTTTTAGCTGGGGCCTTATCCGGCTACATGATCGGGAATGCGCCGATAACGAATGCGCGGAAAGACTTAGTGGTTTCGTGGGGCCTCTATCGTGAGGCACAAGAGTACACATCTGCTCACTATGTCATCAAGCCAGAGGTGCAAAAGTGAAGAAATATTCTTTACAGGAAGCCTCTAGTAATCCAAGCGTTACTCCAGAACAAGAACGCTCTGAATGCCAAGTTGGTAAGGAGTGCGTGCGAAGGGTTTGGACTATTGGAAAGCTAGGCCCCCTGCAACTGGGAGGTCATCCGGTCTTTGTTCTGGCTACGGACATGCCTGTAACCGGACCCTACGACATCGGTAAGGGCTACCAAGTGTATACCGCTACCTCACCCAAAGGAACCGAATTCGTCTTTGAATCCACTACCGGCGCATCGGTGGGACATCAAGGATTAGCGCAGGTCATCAAGGACATGGAGGGATGCTCTCCTGAACTTGCAGCAAAGCAGGTTAAGCAGGCCGCTGAGTGGTTTGATTCGCACGTTCTCGAAGTAGTTGAGCCTGCGGAGTTTTGGAGCCGACTACCGGAGGCCACTAATGGCTAACCCCCAAGAATTCCAAGCAGCCTGCATTGCTTACGGCTTAGCCAAGCAAGGCTTACTTAACCTTTACGATGAGAGAGCAGACCAGCTTGCACAGCGAGAAAAGATGCTCCAGGACCTGAAAGCAAAAGTGGACCGACTAGCCGAGGAGGTGTCGAATGCCAACTGAACCAAGTAACCGAAATGTGTTCGATGTCTTAAGCAAGATCGAGGATGTTTGCCCCACTGAGTGGGAGGCAAGGTTTACCAAGTGTCGGCGTGATCTTGCCTATATCGCACCAGAACTCGTATCCATAGCCTTTGCTAAGGTTGGGGAGTGCGTTACACAAGTGGTTGGCCCGCCGCCCCTAAAAGAAGACTGGCAGGTTGAAGCTGTGGCGATTCTCATGGACAAATCAGCGGAAGATATCCGTGCCCGGTATGGCGTTGATGCGAAGGAGGCTTCCTAATGCTTAACAACCCACACGGTAAGACATACGACCCCGGACATCAAGCAGATATGGATGCGATGTACGAAGAAGCGTTCCGATGCACTCCTGCCTTTTACGGCACCAAGAGAAGCTTTGTTAAGTTCCTTGTCTGGCTTGTATTGTATCTCGCCGGAATATGGCTACTTGCTTCGGTAATCGTGGGCTCTATCGTGATGGTCGGGATGCTAGGGGGTGGGAGATGAAAGACGGCGGACCAGCCTTCCCAACCCCATCAGGCCACGCCCGGGTTAAAGACTACCATGCGGGGCACGGGGAGTTCGAGAAGACCGTTGCTGTTTGCGAATCTGGTATGAGCCTACGCGATTACTTCGCCGGGCAAACGCTTACTGGGATATTGGCTAATGCAGCCGATCCACGGGAGTGTTATGACGTTTATGCTGACCGGGCATACCAAATGGCAGACGCCATGCTTGCAGCCCGCGAGAAGACGGAGGAAGCATGATCCCCGCCTATCACTCTTGGAACGAATCCCGTGAAATCGGGTGCGAGCAGTGCGGAGGACCTTGTATTTGGGATGACGGGGAATTGCAGTGTTTACAGTCCTGCCCTGACCCTGAAGGATTTGAAGACGTGAGCTATCTGGCACAGACGCCGGGTTACTCGGATATCGAAGTTGATGCCGCTTGAGCATCCATGACCATTTCAAAACAGAGGAACAAACATGAGAATCGATCCTAACAACCCACAGAAAATCACTATCGGCCCTGTCCGATTCAGCTACATGCACGTGTTCTCCCCCCGGAAGACGGACACGGGAGAGTATCAGTACGGCCTTGTCTGCCTGATCCCCAAGGAGCCACACAAGTATCTCGCCAACCCAGAAGCGGAGCTGGAGGGCATTCGAACGGCTATCCGAGCTGCTGCCCAATCCGATCGATTGAAGGGGGCTAAGAACTGGGCTCAACCACTGAAGGATGGAGACAAGGAACTCAACGGGGACGGCCAGCCGAAGTATCCCGGCTATTGGTATCTGAGCACCAAGGCTTTCACCCGCGACCGAGAGGGGAACGAGAAGCTTGGCCCGATGGTGAAGGACGGGCAGGGTGTTCCGATCTCCGCCCATTCCGGCTTTGTGTCAGGCGACTGGGGCAAGGTCATCGTCTACTTCTCGGCCTACGACACATCGGGCAATAAAGGGGTCACGGCCTACCTGAACGCTGTCCAGTGCCTCTATAAGGACGAGCCCTTTGCCAAGCCAAGTGACGACTTCGAGCCAGTGAACGACGCCCACTCTCCCGAGCCAGTAGGCGTAGGAGCCCCTGCAAGCGATGAGTACGACCCGTTCAGTTGAAGGAGAGCAGATGTTCGAAGACAGACCGAAGATACACGTCACGCTCACAAGGAAGGTTTCTGATGGCAATTGGGGATCGGCAGAGGTTTCAATGTCGGTTTCCCATATACCATTCGACGCGCCCCCTGAAGAGGTTGATAACTACATCAATCAAGCAGGCTTTGTGGTCGAGAAGATGAAGGCTCAGCTCCGCCAGAAGGTGGCCGAGATCCGAAAGGAGGGAGATGCGCCGGCCGAGAGAGGTTTGGGATTCGTGGAGCCTCAGCCTAAGTTCGCGGGGCGGACATGAGGTTCATTGCCATTGACTATGAGACCGGGGGGTTATTCCCCCGGTACCATGCCCCGGTCTCGGTCGCCTGTTGGCTGTTCGACCACGGGCGCGAGGTTTGCAGCTTCGATGCCGATTACCCCTTGCTGGACGATCTGGCTTATACACCCAAGGCGCTATCGGTAAACGGCTATACCTGGGAGCGACTATCAGCCGCCACCAAATCAGAGACGGAGATCATGGCCGAGATGCTCGCATGGGCACAAAGGTGCGATGCGAGGCACCTGCCAATCGTCGCCCATAACGCTGAGTTCGATGAGGGGTTCTACCGGTCCTCCGTGCAGCGAACAAAGATCGACCCCTTACTAGGCGGGTGGATCTGCACGAAGAGACTGGCGAGAGAGTTTTGTAAAGGGCAGTCTAAGTTCGACCTGAACACGTGCCTCGCACGGTACGGGCTTAAGCGGGAAGACAAAGACCTGCACTACGCCAACGAAGATGCGGCCCTGTGTGGCCAGGCTTACCTTAGGATCATGGAAGAGGCCCGCGAGCAGATGGTGAACAAATGAACATCCTTACAGCAAAAGAGATAGAGCGCATCGAGAGGCGTTTTAAGAACCCTGAGTTGATGGGTGAAGAGTTCCCCCGTGCCATCGCAACAATAAGAGAGTACGAGAAAGCCTTACAACAGGCGATTGAGTTGGGGAGGATTGGTCTTTGTTCAGACCCGTTCCCGGTTACGGTCGAGTCTAGGCCCAATAGTCGATCATGGGATAGAGCGGAAAGGTTCCCAGAACTCGCTCGATACCTCCGCGCCCTTACTGCACCTACTGAGGAGGCCAAAAATGCGTGATTTATACAGAAAGCACTCTGTTATTCAGAAGTTAAAAGGCACAAATACAACAGGGCAACACGCGGTAGTCTGCCAGTTTGCGCCTGCGGAGGTCTGCTGATGACCGTTAGAGAAGCTTTTGCTCTTGCCGGGTATCCGGTGCCAGAGGGGGCCACTCTCGTCTGGGCATCGTTTGACTGGATCGCGACAGCGAACAATCCTTGGAAAACCTATTGCTTCCTTGAAGACGAGTGGGTACCGGAGACGGATATTTGCATGGGTTTCCGGGATATCGACCTCTCCAACCTCCCAGCCAAGAACGCATGGAGCGCCCTGCCGACCTGCGTTCGTAAAGCCATCCCACTTACTTCTCCTACCTCTGGAGAGAAGGAATGACCGAAGTAAAGAACCACTCTATCGCAGCAATCTGCCCCACTTGTGAAGGCTGGGTTCATATCTGCGTCCTTGGCTACGACAAAACGGAGGAGCGCGATGTGCACCGAACGGCGGCGAGGATTGGCGGCACGACGCGGTTTGTAACTCAAGAGGAGATTTCCGCCTTCATAGGCAAGCAGTGCGCCAGAGATTGTCCACGGAGGGCGAAGGCATGATTTATACAGAACACGCTCTACAACCAAAAACGATACATACCAACAAAGCTAGTTCTCTCCAAGAGTTGGTTATTAAGAGTGCCGAGGTTTCGGTGAATGCGAGAGATGGGAGGAATGCGAATGGCTGAGGAAAGACAAGTTAAGAATTTTGATGATGTACTGGTTTGCACGGTTTGCAATAGCGACACAGCCTATTGTGAGTGTCCAAAGGGGGGCGAAACGGGCAACACGCAGAAGTTTGAGGTTTGGTACGAGAAGAGACACGGCTTGTTACCGAACATGGATGACGAGGTGGTGCGGGAGATATATTTCGCCTTTCTGGGAGGAATGGAATCGGGGAGAAATGCGAATGAGTGAGTTTAAATGCCCAAGAGGAAACGAGCCATGCAACCAGGTGGGTTGTGGTTGTCGAACCGAGTACCTGAAAGAGAGACTACGCAATTCACCCCCAGGGACAGCCACAAAGGTTCTGTCTAACTTAGTCGCCTTTGCGCAAGGTGACCCAGAAACACTCAGCGACGAAGAGATTGATTACGAACTCAGAATGGCAGGGATTGACCCTGAGGAATTGTCCCGCAGGACTTTAAGCAAAATCGCAGACATCAAGGCAAAAATGGATCGTGGGGAGGGAGCGAATTGAGAAAGATCATTAGGCGGAGTGGGGTAAGCCAAAGGCAAGCGGTAAGTGATTATTTTGACCGAGCTACGCGCAAAGAGATCGAGCAGCGACGTGTAGAGTTCCACCGTTTACTAGACGCAAAAGAGGCTCACGTCTCTGGTTGCATCTGCCACAGGTGCCATCTATCTCGCAATACATGTGACCCTAACGAGGAACCCAATGACCGCCAGCACTAACCAGCTTGGGATACCACCAAAAGTTCTAGTCCATAGCTACCAGTGTGTAGTTCTACAGAACGCTTGTCTTAAACAAAAGATTTTGGTCGGGGTGAAGTCGTGAGGGGGAGAGTGAAGATGCTGTCCGGGCAAAACACGTGTGTCGTCTTCAGCCACGACCAGTTCCCCAGCGGCACCGAGGTCATTGTCCTTGAAGCCCAGAAGGTGAAGGAGTACGACCAGCGAAACATCAGCCAGGCTGTCTCCGATATTGCTACCGGCAACATACAATGCAAGCGTCTTCGGGTGTACGTGGTGGAGGAGGAATGAAAGTGAAAGTTGAGAAGATCGTTGAGTACAGCGTTGAGGGGGAGACGGATTACATTGAAGCCATCCGCACAGACCTACCTGAAGGCACCGAGGTCATCGTGTTTCAGCCGAAACCGATAGAGACGGCTCCGAAGGACCCCGACCGACTCCTCATGCTCTATGTGGATGGGTACTGGCACCTTGGCGGCTGGGAGTTAAACGCAGACATGGTGGAGCCAGTTCCCTGCTGGGTTGATGACAGTGGAGACACGATACAGCCCACTCACTGGGCCAATCCTGAGGAACTACGTCTATGATCGACCTCACTCGACCGGAGGAATCGGCGCGGGTGGAGGAGGAAGGTTAAGCGTGGAGCCCACGTACACGATCAAAGAAGTCGCCTTGTACTACCGGGTGGACGAGAGAACCATCCGCCGGCGCATCGCGGGCAAGAAACCCTCATTAGGCCACCTGAAGGCAGACGGCCGGATTCTGTTCAAGCAGAAGCACATTGACGACTACGACCGCCGCCATGAGGTGAAGGCAGTAATATAACGCCGTGACGGTCTTCAAACTCGCAGACGGGCGATACAGGGCCAAAGAGGGGGCATTTCAGCGGGAAGGTAAATCCCCGCGAATCGCCAAGGATCGGCTAAACGAAGCCATCAGGGAAGCAGAGCGAAACGCGCCACGCCCAACAATGCTTGTGTCAGCCTGTGTGGATCTCTACTATCAGCGATGCGAGGACAAGAACCGGGCCGATAAGACCCTCAGGGACTACCGTTATCACCGAGACGCCATAAAGGAGCGCATCGGGCACATGAAGGTTTGCGACCTAGACGGAGAGATTATCGAGAATGAACTCTTTGCGGGTCTACCAGACAAGGCAAAAGCGCAAATTAACCGCCGAGCCTTTCTGAGAGCTGCGATCAATAAGGTGATCCGCAAGAAGCATCCAGGCTTTGCGAACCCCGCCGAAGTAGCTGAGCCGGATTCCTATAAAGCCAAAGGTGCTCGCCCATTAGTGGGATCGGAGTCGGCACGATTCCTCAAAGCGGAAGAAAACCCGTTCAATCTCGCCATGTGGCTTTTGTTGATGGATTCGGGGATACGCCCAGATGAAGCTTATGGGCTGATGTGGTCGGAGATAACCAGAGAAGACGATGGGTGGTGGCTCTACTTGGACGAGTCGAAGACCGAGGAGGGCAAGAAGCCCATACCCTTGTCAGACACCTCGGTGGACGCACTGAAAAGGATCGCCAGTCACGCGGTGTACGTCTTCCCCTCTTTCTACTGCAAGAAGATTAAGCCTTACAACCCAACCTATTGGTGCAAGCACTTTAAAGCAACGGCAGTTAAGGCAGGGATTGATGTATCTAACGGCGACGTGACCCCATACAGCCTCAGGCACACCTTCGCGTCCCAGATGTCCCGCAAAGTCACCGATGAGGTTCTCCAGCGTCTTATGCGGCACACTGACATCAGGACCACCAAGCAGTATTACGTCGAGGTCGATAAGTCCGACCTAAGAAAAGCCAAGGCATGAACCACACCAAAAACCACACCAGCAACGGTGTCATCTCCTGTCATGGTTCTACATACTCTGTCAAGGAGAACCAGTAGACGCGAATTTGCCGCCCGTCTGTTTCGTAAACAAGAGTGGTTGGGTTCAAATTTGGGTAAAACACACCACCGACCACACCAAAGCCGGTGTAGCTCAGCGGTAGAGCAAGTGTTTCGTAAACACTAGGCCAGCGGTTCGAATCCGCTCATCGGCTCCAATTCTCATGCGCGAAGACGTTGACCTCTCCGGCTCCTGCACCATCGTCCTCTACTACGATGAGAAGTTCTACGTCCGGTTGTTAAGGAGAGGGGAGAAGAGAACGTATCTGACCCGTGGAGAGGAAATCCCCACCAACGCCCTAGAGGATTTGCTGGAAAAGATAGAGTTCGCCAGTAAGCACAACATGAAATGGAAGTGGGAGTTTGGGGAGAACGTGATCGGACTAGATGGGTCTTCGGTTATCGCGGGTCTGAAGTCCAACACTCACGCCGAAGGATGGACCGAATCACACAAGCTGTACAGAGCTATTCGGAATCTGCTCGATGTAGTAAAATAGAGCCGTGTGTGAATGCCAGTTCGATATAGACCCGAACGATACGGAGGATGATTGGCATCACCGACGGGTCTGCCCGAGTTGCGGACAAGAATGGTACGCGCTACACTGCCCGCACGACCTATACCAAAACCCATGCCCTTCATGCGGGGTTAGGCCCGAGCCCGTTCCCTTTACAGAGCTATTCGGAATCTGCTGGATGCAGTAAAATAGAAGTTGATGAAGCCCAGCGCAGAGCAGTTTATGAAGTCCATCAAGGTCAAGCGATTGGCTAAGATGTTCCCGAAGTATGTAGGCCGCTGGGTGCCCGTTCAGGAAGCCTTGCCGCCCGAAGGGATTGGAGTGCTGGTGGCCAGGAATGACCTCGATGGCCCGATGTTCGCCTACCTCAAATATGCGGCTGGCGATAAGTGGTCTCCCTGGTTCGTCTGTGCTGGGTATGCTGGACTGAAGGATCGTGGGATGGTGCCATCGGATGGGCTCGTGGCGACCACGCACTGGTTTTCTCCGACCCTGGAGGGATTACCGGTGGTGACGAGGGGGCTTCACGCGGAGTTGGGACTTGGAAGCGCCCCAGGGCAGGACTACGCGTGGTATGACACCAGCGAGTACACGCGTAAGCATGAAGACGAGGTCACTCGGGAAGAATACAAGCCTGCTTCTTAGTCTGTTTTATGTCTTATTGAACGACCTTGGCGATTGCGGCCGGCGTCTCAGCGATGGTGTCCCAGACGTAAGAACCGACCCTGATTCTATGTCTGTTGGGCATTGATATTTTGGTTCCGGTGGCCTCGAAGCGGTTGTCCTCTTGGAAGGTCGAGAGCCCGGTCCGGTTCTTGTTCAGGTAACCCCCGAAGAGTAAGGCATCTTTTCTCCTGGGGTCGGATTGGATCGAATACCTGTCCGTATCGCTTCCGGTCGAGTAGGCGTACACCGCGACGGACCATCCTTCAGCCGCTGCGATGACGTGCATGGAAATCTCGTTCTCGACATAGTGGGGGTTGACGCTGTACGAACCAAATTCTGTGATAAAGACCGGCTTGGGGTTGCCGCTGTCCTTCAGGACTTGAATCCACCACTTGAGATTCCGGTACTGCCACTCGTTCATCCAGGATGGCTTAGCGTCGGACTGGAAGTCTTCAACCCCACCATAGAAATTGGCACAGAAGGCGTCCTCTTCCACGATGACGTTCAGCAAATCTTGTTTAGGAGATACCCAGAAGTCGTTCGTCGTGTAGACCATGACATGCGGGTTGTACGACTTAATGATCGGCACCCACCTGGCCCTGAGTTTGCGCATGATGTCCTGATCCAGGAACTCCACGCACTCATTGATGATGCCCACCATGAAAAGGGCGGGGTGCCTTAAAAGTGGGGCGATCTCCTGAATGTAGGCTTTCAGGATCTCTTCAGCTTCAGGGTCGAACTCGCAAAGCTTCTGCTTGAATCCCCTCAATCCCCAGGGAGTGTTTTCTCCCAGGTTCTCCACCAGATCGATGCAGGTCCTTACTCCGTTGGCTTTGAAGAGGTCCCAGGTGTTGGAAACCTGATCAACCGTCATCCACCCTTTTTTAATGGCTGTCGCTAAGTGATGCGCTCTGGCTAGGTTCTGCCCGAAGGAGACGAAGGTTAAAACCTCCTCCAGGGTCATCACGTTTCCCAAGACGGCAAGGTTAGAGCCCACCATCCGGTATCCGTTCTTGATGTTCTTCACCAGGGTTGCGGTGGTGAGGGTAGGAGAAATGCGATTGCTAACGGTAAAGGGTGGTGTTATCATGACTTTCTAATGCGAAACATATATGGAGAGACCGAAGAGGAAGAAGCCCTAAACAATCACCTTGAATTGGTAAGGCTGACTTACGCGCTGTGGGACGAAGAGGCCGCAGAGGTTCGGACCAGAGACAACGCAATGGACCCGGCGACCAACGCGTTTCTGCTTGATCTCCAGGAGGTCTTCAGGAAACACCAACTGGGGCTCTATCCACAAGGAAAATACATGGTCGGCCCCTGTCTCCCGGATCAGGGCACGGAGTGGTTATGGTTGGCGGTTGATATGAACCGGGCTCTGCCTAAGATTCACGCCAAGCTAAAGAAGAAGTTCTTCGGCTAAGCCCACGGGTCAAAGTCAGGCAGTTGGATCGTTCTCGGGTGAAGGAACCTCAGCCCAGACTTCCACTTCGTTTGAAGTTTAAGTGCCTCAAGCAGAGTGAACTCCGCGAAGGCGTCGTCAGGGTCGATTAAAATTCCCGAGCGTCGCCGGATACCGAACCAGGCTTCGTAAACTTCGATCATGATTGTCCGTAGGGTTTGAGGTTGAGGATGGTTAAGAGTTGGCGAGGGCGAACCGCAGTCCCGACATACTCAGCGAGCGCAGGGACGTTGTGATCGGGGGTGAGGACGTACACGCCGTTGACCCTTTGTAGCCGGGCGTATCTCATCCCTGTTACCGGAGCATTTGCGATCCTTTGTGCTATCCGGTTCCACCACGCGTCCGATAAACCCGCCGCTCCCAAATAGTAATCCGGGGTTCCCGAGTTGTTCAGTTCGTAGACGGTTTGGAAGTTTCGGCTCTGCGTGGAGTAGGTCGAGTCGTAAGCCAGAACGTCAGCCAAGGCCACCGTCCCATCAGCGATCGCTAGTCTTCTAGCGGGGGTTAACGCCGGCTGACCGTTGGCATTATCTTCCTCCATGACCGCGACCCCCCACCTTTGGCAGATTCTCCGATTGGCGGCGCTGAACGGAAGGGCGAGTAAGAGTTTGTGCTTCACGCTATCTGCCACCTGCTTTCTAGGTAGGCCATGACCCCTAAAACCGTGTCTGTGTCGTGGGCCGTGGAGAAGACGGCAACATAGTGCATCAGGCCATCGAAGAACTCAAAGCCTGACTCTGTGGCTCCCAATTGGTTCGTCGCCGTCCCGAATGTCCGGGTAATCGATGTGGTTCCATTCGTCGCGCTGTTGCGGAAGAAGGAGAATAGAGACCCCGTGTAGGTTACGCAGTCCACAAACCTCGTCCCCGTCGATGGGGCGTTGGTGCCGTTGGCGATGTCCTCGACCGAGTTCTTGAGGATCTTCGGGTTCCCGTAGCGGTTTTGGAACGCATCGGTTCCGGTGCTTGAGAGAACCGTGCAGCTCGCCAGAGAGTCAAGGGTAACGACCGTGTAGACCGTGCAGTTGGCGAACACCGTCCCTGGGATTCCTGAGTCGTCAATGGCGTAGCGGTTATCTACCCCGTCTAGTTCAACCCCCCACCCGTAGGCGTTCTGCCTTGCGATTCCCCTTAATCCTGACGTGCCCTGATTTGGGCTCTTGGTGGTGGCTTCGCCTATGTCCTGCCATGCAAGAACTAGCTCCCCATCGTTAGCTGTGACCAGGGAGGGCAAAACAGCCGAGTAGAGCCCCGAGTTGTCGAACGCATCGATCTCGAAGATGCGGTTACTGAGCGTGTGCGGGTCAACCGGCGTCACGCCGTCCGTACTGACCGGGCCAAACGGAACACCAAGCGTTAAGAGTCCTCTCATGCCGGCCGGAAGTCTCCTATCCTTGCAATGAACTCTAGGGAAGTAACCCCACCATCCAAGACCCCGATACAAACGGCGATACTCGTCTGGTCGGTCGGGTTGCGGTTAAGCGCGAGCCACGTCAAAGACCCTCCATGTGGGGTGATTAAAGGTGAATCCCAAACGTCCCACGCGGCCCCTGTCCAATAGAGGACCGAGATGCTTCCATTTTCGGTAAACCCCACCTTTGCGGTGTAGGTTGACCATAACTGACTCGCTGAGACGTACCACATCCCGAAGATGTAGTCTGTGGGAGCCGATGCGTCCGAAGTCCCCTCGTAAGTGGTCTCGTCCCCAACTCCCACATCGTTGAACTTGGTGGTCGCTGTCCAAGCGGGGTCCGTAGGATCGGGAGGAGTCGCGTCTGCCTGGACGACAAAGTATGAGCCGTCCGCCATCGGCGCGGCCCCGCCGTCAGAACCCCCGCCCTCACCAGGAACCCCAAGCAGGGGCCAGATGCTCATTAGAAGGGGTACACGTCCTGGGCGTAGAAACGGAACTTCAGACCGGAAGCGGTGGAGGTTGTTGACCCACCCGCAAGCACAGCGAAATACAGGGTGTTCGTACCGCTTTTCGGGTGCATGGCTTCGGGCAGTTTCTCTTTGGGAATCTCCACCCACTTGAACCCACCTAAGTCGTGCCAGTCCGCCGATGCAATGAGCACGTCTCCGATGATGTCCAGGCCGTTGGTATCCGAGATGTTCGGAGGCGAGTTGAGAGAACCAAGGGAAGTGCTGTTGGCAAGGAAGATAACCCGCAGATCCGCCGCTGTGTTGTCGTCCTGATCGTAGACAACCATCTTCACGAGGTAGGAAGGCTGATCGATGGCTGGTGAGAAGTTGGGAATGGCGGTGGTGTCCGCGATGATGTCACCAGCGGCAACGGCTGAGGTCTCGCAGACGGGGGTAACGAGTCCGACGTGTCTAAGATAGTTTCCTGGCATTTGTTTCTCCTGGTAAGTTGAGGCGTGAGTGAAAAGGGGTGCGCTATTGGGTTTCTCCGGGTGTTCCGGTTCCTGTGGCGCGATCTTAAAAAGTGGCGGGCAAAGAGAAGGGTCGCGATCTGGTGGAAGACCTACGACCCTAACGACTGAATTCAGCAAACCTGCGTTATAATCTTTCTATGCGTCCAGCCCTATTACTTCTAGCCTGTTTAGCCATCGGTTGTGGTGGTTCAGGCGGCTCTAGCGGTGGAGGAACTACTCCCCCACCAGATCAAGAGCTGAATTCTGCCCCGCCCGGTGATTACTTCGGAGTCATCGACTGGACGGGCAATGACCAGCCATGCAAATTGACCGTACACGCGAACCAATTTGGACAGCCTTCGGGAGATGTCACGGTGGCCCTAACAGGTAGCGCTGGGGTTCCTGGAACGTTGACCGGAAAGAAATTAAGCCTAATCGGTGACAAGTTTGTGAACATCCGCCAAACCCAGCAAGGTGTTCAGATTGTGTCCGTCGAGTTCGGTAACGTCCTGGTGAATGTCGCTGGTCCTCAATAGTCTGTGTTACACTACGGGCGTGAGCAAGTTGGATCGCGCTTGGCAGGTCGCGGGGACAATCATCGCGGTCCTCATAGTCCTTGTTCTCTTCTTTGCGCCCTGGCTTCCTAGTTGCGGTAGGTAGAACGTTGGTTTTTGTTGATGTTCACTCCGAACACAGAGCCAATCGACAATAGGGCCTTTTGCTTCACGTCAAGGGTCGGGTCGCTCCATAAGTCCGCGTTCGTGTGAATCGAGATTGGAGCGAAGGACCAGGCCACATTCTTTAACCCCTCGTCGGTGTTAAGGTTAAA